TCAATTGTGGCCTGGCACTGCTGGCCAGTCTACTTTTTCCTTTATACCTGCATTCAGCCTGTATACTTCAGCTAAATATTTTTTCCAGGCAATGAGTTTCTGTTTTTCTTCTTCATTTAGTCCATAAATTTCCTGCACTACTGTCAGCATGCGTATTTCTGTATCCGCCCTTTCCAGTAACGCATTCTTTATCGACTCGTTTTCCTCGATGGTTGGGCCTTCCTGGTCAGGTATATCAATCCAGGCTGGCAGGCCATCTTCTCCAGGCCCCCGCTGTTTACCTTGCGGCGGTTCGCCTATAAATCTCATCCATATATCATCCGGCACCGGAAGAATATCATTCTGCCACGCACCACTTTCCCTGTATGCCTCCTCTTCATCAAGCAAGAAAAATGCATTCATTTTTGCGCTATAGCCAATATTCATGATTAAAATCCTACAGCTATCCAGTAGAAATTAGGCTCACCTGTTCCTGCGCGCAGTTCAAATTTGTATCGGTTAACGTCATGAACATGAGAGTTATACGTGCTCTTACCATTATGTCCAGATTGCGTTATCAGCACGATAAAACACATGTTAGGGAAAGCAATATTATATATAACAGGTTGATCATCTGGGCGTTTAATATATCCGCCCTGAATAATGAGCCTGCTGACCGGATCTTTCCAGACGAAAGAAGACAATTGTTTATCTACGAATCCTGCTGAACGTTTAATTAACCATTTTTGTAAACTTCCATTCCACAATTTTCCAAGAACGTCACCTTCTGGCGTGACTTTCGCTTCCCCAATACTGAGTTCCCTGTCCGTACTCAGTAAACCTTCAACCGATAATGGCCCTTTTACTTCGCCACCGCTGACAGGGATGTAGCGTCGGTTCAGCTCATCCCAGTCAGTTCTCTGCTGGTTATTACACAGGATCCACGCATTCAGGGTCGCATTCCACTCAACTTCATTTTGCTGGCAGATGCTGAGGTTGCCCTCAGTAAGTTCTCTGGAGACCTCGTCAAAAACCGGACAGGCCGGAAAATCCCCTACGCGAAGTTTACATGCTCCCCTGTTCGTTGCTGGTGTGCGGAAGAACAGACGCATCCCATCTGTGAGTTTTGTGACTGGCGGCTGACAGACCAGATGGTAGGTATCCCCCTCACGATTCACTTTGCCACGGTTCATACACCCCTGCTGAACAGCAGTGATGATGCCGTCCTCAGGAAGAAAAGGCGCGTGCTCAGCTATGCTTACCGCTGAAGCCTCAATAAATAAATCCCCGTTATTTACGGTAATTATCCATGCTGCTGTATAACCAGGATCCGGTGTTGGGGACTTCTGGTTACCCGTTCTGGCGGCAATACCCGCTTTTAATGCAAGCTGGCATTTACCGGCTCTTACCGTGCATTGTGCAGAGCCGCTGTTAGCCGGCCCGCTAAAGGCAATCGCCGGGTCAGCCGCATTGTAATAAGGCAGCACAGTGGGACCCGTATCAGTCTCTGCGTAAGTTACCTGGATCAGATAGTTGATGCTATGTCCCTGTAATGCGGGTGCCTCGAGTCTGAAAAGGCACGCAGACGTATTCAGACCCTGCTTCAGAATGGTATTTCTGTTATCAGCAGCCAGTGATGAATAAGCCGTATCATCAACATGCTGCAGCGTATAAATCTGCCCTTCCCCGACCTCCACACTCATTGATGCAGGTGCAGTCGGCTTACATGCCAGCCCGTGAAGCCAGGTGCTTTCGCCCATAATGGCTGATGCCAGTTTTGCCATTCCTGTCATGGCAAACTTATTAGTGTTAAGCAGGTCGGTTTCGAGCGGAATGGCGCCCGGATAAACAATCTGTCGATCCATAGTGTTATCCATATAAAAAGGCCATCCTCAGGATGGCCATCGTGTGACTGTTAACGGAGAAAATGAGATTAATGAATTCTTACCCAGATGAGGGTGCCTTCCTGTTTAACGGCCGCTATGGCTGCGTAAATCTGCGCATCCGTAATGCAGCCAGTGATCATCTGCCTGGAAACATACTGGGCACGCGAAGGATTACTGTACCCGGCCGTTGATGTCCCGTACCCCGCCACCCAGGGAATGCCCTGACCGCGCGGCCGGCCGACGCTTACAAATGCCTGGTAAGGCAGACAGCGGGATCCATATCCACCTGCCGTCCCATAGCCGATGGCTGGACCACCGTATGCGCCCGTATCTGCAGGGCGCGACGGCTCAAACACAACAGGCTTATTCCCGGTCAGCATCTCAAGAATGTCGATGACCGCCTGTCGCGTACCCCGCTCTCGAAGCAGATTCGTTTTTATCCGGATCCGGAAGCGGTCATCATCCATACCATCAGGTCTGCTGAGGCTATTGCCAAAGAAGTCACAGGCTGTGATGTCCAGCCAGCCATCAGTGGCGGTGGAGAGGCGTGTCTGCTGACGGGCGTAGCGATAAAGGGTGTAACACCAGGCTAACGATGAGGCACAGGCAGACAGCGTCCCTTCAAGAATCGGGCTGTTATCATTAAACCAGCCGGACGGAAGCAGTGCATGAAGCCGGTTAAGAAAGTCATTCTTATCACCTTTAGCCATTCAGCTCACCGTAATCTGACCTTTGCGAATAACCTGTTTTGGCGAGGCCGCGAGATCGGCTTTTCCGCCATTAAGGGTAAGGAATGTCACGTTCGAGACCAATGGACTGGCCGCATAGGCCGCTCTGATGATGCGGGTGTAGGCTACTAGCTGGCCAGGCTTAAGGCTGGCAATGTAATGTGTTATCGCCTCCTCAACCAGCGTGGCTACACCTGTGTGGTCTGCCTGATTATCAGTCGTAAATGAAAGCACGACACTGGCGTAGATAACTTCCGGCGCAAAGACCCCAAAGGTAATAGTGAAGCCGCGCACAGCATCAATTGCCCTGTAGGCACGATCAAGGAGTTCGCGTGGCGGCATGCCGCTGCCATCATCAATTACCGCATAAAAATAGCCCGGCTGCGGCGCACCGTCCCAGGCGACATTCTCGCTCAGAGTGAAGCTGACGCCATGCTGAATAGTGCTGAGCGCAAACGTAATTGCCGCTTTGGTTGCTCTGGATAATGACGAGATCCACAATCTGAATCGTGCGCGGAATTCGTCATCGGACTCAGCATCCTTTCCTCCGGTAAAAGCTTCCGGATTGGTGACCTGATCGACATATAACACTGAACCTGTGATGACGGTGATGGTACCTGGCTGAGCATTACCCGCAGCGCCTGCGGTGTCTGCCCGTACCGGTACATCCAGAGAGATAACGCCGGCCGCGATGATATAACCCGACCGCCCGGGCTGGTCTGCAATAACAGTGTAGGTCTGGCTGCCATCGAGGGTGGTTATCTTTGTCCCTACCGGGATAAGGGCCTGGCAGGTTGGCGTGAGACGGGAGAACGTCACGTTGCCCGTGGCCTGCACGGCGGAGCGGCGAAAAAACCCAAAATCCGCCATCCAGCTATCCAGATCGTCACCTGAGCAGGTGGCCGCGCGCGTCGTCACCAGAAGCTTCACGATCAACTGCTGGATCCACATTGCCACACCGGCATTGGATTCAGCCAGCGAACGCAGAATGCTGCCGATGGAGAAGTCCAGCAGTTTTGTCGCCCGCGCCTGTATAGCAGTGACCTGTTCGCTGACGAGTTCAGAGAAAGATTTAACGTTGAGCGATGACATCTGCTTACCTTGTGAGGTCAAAGTTGAGCGTTTCGGGCATGCCTGTCAGGGCATCGCTGTAAGCAATCGACACGCTGACGCCCCCTTCAATCAGGGTCAGGTTCACAACTGGCGGTGGATGGGGGGCTACAGCGTCTACAAGCAACATCTGGCCACTGATGAGTGATTTCCATTCCCCCGATCTGACTGCCTCGCCAATTTTCTTCCCCAGCCCGGCACCGTATTCCGGATGAAACAGGTAGTCGCCAGGGTTGGTCAGCAGCCGTCGCAGAATGCGTTGTTTCGTGCGGTCGCTGCCTGATGCCGTGCGTAAATCGCCAGTAGAAGAGGAGTTGAGGTCTCCGCCTGCGAAGTGATAGAGGTCGTGCATAGATTAATCCTGCAGAAGAGTTTTGATTTGCTGTTTCGGCGGGGCAGTGAAATTGCCCTGACCTTTTTCGAGATGGGTGTGACCGCCATAAACGGTACGGATACGATCTACAGGGCCATAACGGCCATTGTGGTCGCTGATGTTTTTCCCCACTGTCAGGTTCTTATCTATCAGCACGTCGCCGCCGGTAAAATGATGTGCCGGTGCGTCATAAGTGAGTTTTCCCTTCGCAGACAGGAGGACTTCCCCGCTGTTGAGAAACTTCAGCAGCGAACCGCTCTGATGCACCAGCCAGAATTCACCAGAGGGTGGCCCCGGACAGCGGTCAGCGTCGTTGTAAAACTGCCCTTCCGCCATCCCCACGCCCCTCAGGCCGGAATCAAATCCCACTTCCGCCACAGCGCCGATCATCGGACCTGCAGCAAATCCCCAGCCGTTACCCGCCCAGGGCGTACTGAGGGGGATCCAGCCGGTTTCCTCACCCGTCGGCTGTAGCTGGACTTTTACCGCATAACTGTCCGGATCGTAGGCGGTGATGATGCCCTGACGTGTGCCGTTTTTGTCAGCCATGTTCTGAAGCGTCGTCCCAGCCACGACATTGAGCAGCACCCTCATCGTTCAGGCTCCAGAGCAGGACTGTGATTTTTACCGGAAATCTGCATTCTGTAGCCCGTCTCCCAGCTCAGGGTTCGCCGCACGCTCTCGCAGTAATAAATCTGGTCAAAAGGACTCTGGGTGCCCTCAATGCGGATCAGCGTATCCGGCATGAGCAGGTTGTCGCCAGCCACTGAACCGCTGAATGCCATCTCATGCTTAACGATCTGCCGGTATAATGACCTGGCCAGCGCGCGGGCAGCATCGGGTGTGAGTCCGTTACGCATCACCCGATAAACCTGTATGTCCGCAGTGGCTTTACCCGGTTCAGGCCCCCTGGACTGGGCTGGATAAGTGGCGGTAAATTGTCTGTTTTTCAGCTTTGCATTCCAGCTCAGCACTTCAACCGTCACCCCTTTAGATATCGTTAATGCACGTGAAAATGTCAGGTCATCGGAGACATTGCACCGGGGATACGCCTGCTCACCAGGGGGTTGCCAGCGGATAACATAATTATCCTCACCAGCATGAGCGCCTTTAGGTTCGAAATGCAGGCTGTCACCCTTCACACAGACCAAAAAGTTTTCGATAGCTGCCAGGCTGGTGATCAGGTCCCATTCAGTCTGCTCACCTGTAAGATGCGCGGTATCAATCTGGTAGTATTCGCCGACACGCTGTGTTGTTGCAGTGACAACTGGCGTTAGCCCGTGACGCTGCGCCAGTGCAGTGGCTATCTGGGAGCTGGTGAGGTTTTTAAAGCTTTCACCGGTTGTCTTTGCATCAATCAGTTTTGCGGTAAAGTCGCGCCCTTCTGCTGAAATCTCAAATCGTGCCGGTTCGTAATGCCAGGTATCGATGTTTCCTGTGATGTGCTTTTTTTCGTTAACACCCGCCTGGGTGATGACTGAAATGAACAGCTCAGCTCTGATGGTAGTCTGTACCGTCCACCAGTTCAGCAGCCTCATGGCCGGAGGCATGGCAGAGATAGCCAGCGTAAGCTCGAACGTCCCCGCGCCGCGGTACGTATTATTCTCAATGCTGAACGATACAAAAGGCACCTCTGTGCCGTTTAAAAGACAACGCCCGCTAACATGGCGGGCGCTTGATGCCGTTACGGGATTATTGACGTCCATCGCTAACTCGCCGGGCTGGTGGGTATTTTCAGGATATGAATCCCGCTCAGTTGCGGATCGGAAAGGTCATTGGCATCGGCGATGCTGGTCCATAGCGATACGTCTCCATACTGCTCTGACGCCACCTGATACAGATTGCCCCCTGACAGCGTTACCGCTTTCAGGCCACCGGCGGCCTGCCCTGAATTCACGTTTTTGTTCAGTCTGCCCAGCACGTCCTGAAGGCGATACAGGGCCGGAATGCGGGTTGCATGGTCTGACTGAGTGAGCAGATTACTGACGGTTTTTGAGATGGGGTTACCCGGTACCAGCCCGCCCAGCGTCGTGATATCAGCGGCTGCGGCTTCCAGCAGTGCGAGCTCATGCTGAATGATGTTGCGGGCAGCAATTATGGGCCTGACAACGGCCTGAATCTGCACGACGGTAGCATGCGCAAAATCTGTTACCTGTCTGACAGCCTGATGCAGATTTCTGACGGCCTGCGTGACGGCATCAACGTTGATGATTTTTGCAAGGCCCAGCGCACGGCCCAGGTCACTGTCAATCAGTGCCCGCAGTGCGCCGGTCAGGGCATCCACTTTTTCCGGCGAACCCTCATTACAGACAACCGCCACTTCAATGGAATAAGGGCGACGCCAGATATACTCGTAGACCGGAGTAAACGCCGTGATCACAACAGTGAAGCGGTAATCGTCCAGCGTCAGCACCATCGGCTGCCCGGCATCCCGCATTCGCTCAAGGGCACTGACCCGCTCACCCGCCTGCAGGCCCGTTATTATGCCAGACCAGGCTAATGGCTCGTATTCCGTGCCCAGCACGTCGATAACACGCTGGCCACCAATCAGCTGGTGCTGTACTGTTTTTTGCCTGCCTCGAATGGACACCTGTTCAGGCACTTCGAATTCCATAAACTCGAAGTCGCCCAGCATCAGGCGGGTGACTGTCGGATCGATACCCTGTGCAAATTGCGACAGGGAATTCAAAAATGACATGCTGCGTTTACCTGATTCAGGAGGAGACTGACTATGAGAGAAGGAAGGACCCCGCGGGTATCAGCCCTGCGCTCTGACTGTGACGGGCCGGCAGGCGGGCGGGCGGGCGGGCGGGCAGATAATCCTCTACCCGGACATCGGATTGAGGGCAAAAAGATGTGCTTCATGCGGAATTTATCCGGTCCTGAAGGTCTTCTTTTTCGTTACAGCTAAACGTTTCCCGTCTTTTGTCTCGGCCAGTGCCGCTTTAACGGCCTCTTCCAGCGCGTCATAAGTCACTGCACCCAGTAATACTTTGTCTCCGATGAGGGTTGCTGGTGTACCCGGCAGATGCATAACTTTTAAAAATTCTTTGTTCACATCGATGATGTGCTGTGTGTCTGGCCTGAACGTGCTCAGTTTCATTCCGGCAGCACTGTAAGCCGAATAGATACGCACATCGTCAGCTATCCCCCTATAGGACATCAGCGCATGATGAAACAAGTGGAATTTGTCTGGCTGCTCAATCCACACTGATAGGGCTCTGCGGGTAACAGCGGTTGATGACGCCGGACCCCAGGAAAGCAGTTTATAGGTGACCGCGATCCGTGGATAAGCGCTGAGCAGCTTCTCCAGATGTCTGTCGACCTGCTTGCAGTCTGTGCAATCGTAGTTGGTAAAACTGACCACAATCAGATCGGGGTCCTCTGCACCCACCCTTGGCGACAAAGGATCGTTCAGCAATTTATTGTGAATCAGGACGTCTGTCTGCGGCGAACGGTGAGCTGTTCCGGCAGGCAGATTTGCTTCGGGCAACTCATTGCGAGCAGCCTGGGAAGCCGATGCCGCAGCGATGCCCGTGAACATCAGCAGTAAAATGGTTTTATTGAGCATAAACTTTCTCCACGGCTACCTTAATCAGACCCAGGCTGACGACAGTCAGTGTGACAGCCGTTAATTCACAATCAGTTGATCAATCATGGGCAAAGTGAGGTTCAGAATTCTGTAAACCGGAGGGCCATGAGGTCATGTTTCAGTAACAGGCGCACAGACATTGCAGTCCGTGTGAATATGACTTGTGTAAAACTGCCGCTAAGGTAGTGAGAGGTTGCCTGCCTGACCGGGATAAACCATCAGCAATGACGGGTCAAAAGCGCTGGTGGAGGCGGGTGCTCTGGCTGCCTGCTTACTGATGCCACTCATAACGGTGGCCACCAGCACCTGCCGGCCTTCATGTGTCATCAAAAGATTGACGGGCTGTGCGGCATGGCTTTGGCCCAGTGGCGGTATCGGCGGATAGCGGCCGGTTTTGCGATAAGCCTGCTCCCGCACCTGCTGCCTGTCGAAATCTGACTGCGCCGGCATCCAGGGCTTATAGGCAACTCCGTTGTCACGCGCGTTCTGACGGGCCAGTCGGTCACGCTCTGCCATTTCCCGGCTGTGCGATACTGTGCTTTCCGGAAACAGGGCTGCCAGCGTCACGGCTGAGATAAGTCCTGGCAGACCGGTAAGCGCAGCAGTGAGCCCGGTCAGACCCGTTATGGCGCTTCGGCCAATCAGCAGGTCAATACCCCAGCCTGCCAGCTTAAGCGGCGTCAGCAATGCGCCCGCAGCATGTTTAATGACCCAGAATCCCCCGCTGATGCCAGCAAGGCTGGTTACGGCCAGCGCAGTCTGCCCCGCAAACTTCGCCATTTCCGGATGCCGGTGTGCAATGCCTGCTATCTGCTGAAGAGAATGCGTTAGCGTATCCAGTCCCTGCGTAAACGTGTCCAGCAGGCCACCATCCCTGCCCATCACCAGCTGCAGGTTCTGCCATTTCTTATGGAAGTCGATTTTCTTGCCGTTATAGGTGCTGCCAACCGCGCCATAGGCGTCATCAAGCCCGCGCGCGTTGCCATAGGCGTCGATACGGTGATGGATGGTCTCGAGCTGTTTGTCGATGAGGTTGAACATCTTGCCGCCGGTCCGACCGAATATCAGGGCATTTTCACGCTGCTTCTGCTCATCCGTGTAATGGTGTCTGCGGTAGAGTGGCAGGATGACGTTTTCATAGTATTCAACCGGCGACTGGCTGAAGAGTTGGGCGTTAATAAGAGGATTGCCCCGGAAACGCTTCACGCCCCCCAGGCTGTTCAGCTCTATCTTGCTGGCATCCCATATGCCCATCGTCATCAGGTCGTGCGCGACCTGATTCGGCAGTTTGATAATGCCGTTTAACCGGTTGTAAGCGGTCATCAGTGCATCACCCGCTGAACTGCCCTTCAGCTCACCGATTATGGGTTCCAGCTCTGCAAACAGCGCTTTATTGCTCAGACCGAACGCAGCGGTACCGGCTTTGGCCATGAACTGACGGTACTGCGTGAAATCGACGTTGCCGCCTGAAGACTGAATGGCCCGGAAGGCAGCATCCATGAGTTCATTAAACCGCTCAGGGCTTTTCAGCCCGCCCGCGGTCTCGGTGAAGCGCAGCATATCCATCTGCTTCGCCACCGTGGTTTCGCGCTGGTGCTCATCCAGTCCGCGGGAGGCGAAGGTAATACGCGCAAGCACAGGTGCAGCCAGTTTCGCCGCGCGCAGTTGCTCTTCAACGGACTTCTTGCCGGATTCGCTGAATACGCCCTGCGCCTCCACCAGATATTTCAGCATGTCAGTGGCCGAGGAGCCCCGGACCCGCGTGGTTTCGGCGAAACGCTGTGCCCCCTCTGTTGCCGCCCGACTCATGCCAAACTGTCTGAACTTCTCGGTCATGGTCTGGTAGCGGGCCGCCTCATCAACAAAGCCCTTCAGCATCCTGAAACCAAGATACCCGGTGGCCAGATTGGTCATGCCGTCTGAATATGAGCCTCCGCCGGGAGGGTGTCCATTACCGCCGCCATGTCCTGCACCGCCACCGCCCCAGCCACTAGGAGGCACGCCGTTATGCCAGCCATGCCACCAGCCACCCTGTCCTGAAGGCGGAGGCAGTGCGAGTCTCCCGCCAGGATTGCCGTATCCGCCGCTGCCACCTGCAGCAGCGCCAGCAGCCAGCACAGGCAGCGTTAATGCCGCACCGTAACTGCCCGCCAGTAGCGGAACATTACGGGAGGTCCGATTGATGCGCTGTGTCTGGTCAGCAATCTCGCGGATTGCACCGGCATACTCTCGGGCACTGCGGGATGCGCCGGAAAACTCATTATTCAGGGAGCGATTGAGTGCTCGCAGCGCAGATGTCGCCTCACGGGCCGCACGGGTCAGTGCTTTGATGTTCCTGGTGATGGTGACGAACTTCTTATTAAGCTCAATCGCATCACGGCTCACCTGCAGCAGATTGCGCGTAATCTGGTCATCCAGCGCCAGCCGCACGGCTACACGGTAAGCCTGAATATCCATAGGAACCTCAATTTACGGGTATAAAAAAACCCTGCTGAAGCAGGGTTTTTTTCAAAAAAGGGCGTCAGTGCCATGATGCAATCTATAAGAAAAAATGTAGATTCCGAAAATCCTGCCATTTAATTTGCACACTACGGACTTTTATCGTCGTTTTTCTTCTTTGGCATAACCGAGATAGCTGCCTCTTTAGACCTCTCTTGCAAAGAAGCATGCCTCTTTAACATGTCAGGCCCAATTAAACTGTAAAGCACAGTTATCAATTGCCAGAATGTTAACATAAGAAGTACTGCGTACGATATTGAACGAAAGAATTCCTTATTCTGAGTAACTATATCGAATTGTTTAAAGATCGGAGCTAAAACTCCAATGATAAGCACTGATGAAAGTATAGCCGTTGAATGAACAATCGGTGTAAAAAGTCTCATGACGCCATTGCTAGTATCAGAAACAGCACCACCATGAAATGACTTTTTAAGCCTTTCCGGATAAATTATGGCAAACCAAGCACCAACTACAGCAAAAATTATTGAAGCAGTTGTCCTTAAAGCCTCGTATAGAGGCCATTGATTAGCAAACGGCACGTTTTTACCATAGCAAAATGATAGCCACGCTATAAGAGCTACAAAAACAACACCGCTAACTATTCTCATCTTATAACCCGGCCTCTTTTAACAACCTGCGCCGTTTGCGAACTAGCTCTTTAAGCAAGGAGTCGGGATCTATAAATTCTTCATCATTTCTCGTGATGTCGAATTGGAAGTCAGAAACCCTTGCTAATGAACGGCTTAACCAATAAACCTTAGAGCTTCCTTTTAAAGTGAAACCATAGTCACAACCATCATTACTGCTGTTTTTGTTCCAATCGGCAATCATAGCATCAACATCTTTTGTGCTAACGTCTGGAGAAATTTCATAACGAATTTTTGTGGAAACCCCAGAAGTTTGCTTTTTGGACACTTTTGTAAATCTTAATAGTTTTTGCCAGAACTCAACATGATCTTTTTTGGCAACATCTAGCTCAATGACTTTTTCAATCTTTGAGATATTATCGACGTTTTGTTTTATTATGTCGTGCTTACCTGGGTTTTTAATGATTCCAACCTCAAAGTATGGATAATGTTTTTTCTCTGTAACATCTATACCATATGGAGTTGATGCATACCCTTTGATAACAACCTCATGAGAGCCATGCTCCGTCTCAGTAAGCTCGGAAACAACGTATGAACATGATTGTTTCAGAAAGCTCTTCAAATAAAGCTGCATACTTTTTTGGCCTGTTAACGCATGCTTTAATTTGATTGTAGAAACAAGGTTCAAAGACGGTATAAACCAGAAATAAGTGGCGAATCCAGGAATGCTGCCTTTTTCAATGGCATTAAGAATAGCCTTAGCTTGACCACCAAATTTAGTATCTTCACTTACGGATGGAACCTTTCCATCTGCTGATGGCACTTCATTCCAAAGAATCACTAAAAAATTATCACCGTCCTGCCTAGCATCAATCAAATACGCGGGCAACACCTCGTCATTCCCAGTAAAGTTCTTAGTTTGCTTAAGTGTCTTGTCTGTGGCCCAGTTAACCAAGTCAGAAAGCATGGTTTGAGCGTCCCCAAAGGCAACATCGTTCCCACCATATCTATAGAAGCCGCATTTATGAATCTTATAGAATGTAACAGTTGCAAATTCCGTAATCATAGACCTCAACCTTGAGCAATTGGAAAAGGTCTAATCTATTATTAAAAAGACTTATATGTTAGCTGTGTATTTGATCAGCACCGATAGCTGTATAAATACACAGCATTGGTATTTTAAGCAAGCTTTAATTAACGCTAAACAATGATTTTACCGTTCTTATTGGATAATCATTATTAAGACCCTAGTCCATCCTTGATTTCTATGCAGATCATATCATTTAGCCTCTGTATTTTTTTAGCATATGCAGGTCCAATGAAAGGCCGCGGCGGAATGTTACTTGTTCCGACCTCCTGCCATAATCCGATTTCACTTTTTGTCCCGACGATAGCTGCGAGTCCTATGACTTCACTCTCTATTGAGTCTCGGAGTTCGCCCGAACGAAGCAGCGGATCGTCTTCGGTGTACCCCTTGCGGACACGGTCGGCTTTGGTGGATTCTGCCAGTGGCACCCATGCATCAAAGGGCCCGTAAGCGGGCTGGTACACACCGATTTCTTCCTTCGCTGTTTCCTCAATCTCTTTCACGATGACGCGGAAACCTGCCTCCAGTCCGGTGGCGATACTGGCTGATGCAGATGACATCTCTCGCGCAAACTGTTCAAGGTCCATCACTTACCCTCCTCCCACCTGCGTGTGTGCCAGTTGTAAGTACCTCCCTCGAGCTCGCCAATGACAACACCCATGGCAATACGCTCATGGGGCATCAGCTCTGTCAGGTTGGGAAAAATCACGCTGAACGGAACCCCGGCTTTCATCAGCCAGCACTGGTTTATAAAACCGGAGTTCTGCGCTAGTTTTTTGCGGCGGTCTCCGTGGCCTCATCTTCCTCGTCTTTCGATTTAGCACGCAGGCAAACACTGACTGCCCTGAGTCCGCTTTTGCCCAGGATGGCGAGCATGCTTTCAATCTGCTTCGGGTTCTGCGGCAGCGGGTATTCTTCACCGTCAATGTCAGCCACGGCCGCGGCCGGAAAGGCATACATGTTCATGTACATCACGTTGATGGCCATTTCCGGGCCCACCGCAACCGTCAGACGGGATTCCTGCACCGGGTCCAGTTCACGCAGGGTGATGACGCGCCCGCTGGCATCCCATACCTGATTTGATTTTACTGGCGATTCCGCCACCACGGGCGGCGTCTCATGCACTCTGACCTGCACCATTGTTTATTCCTCAGTTCACTTTTTTACGGCGGTTCGCCGTCCATGAAAGGGTCTGGTTCACTGTCTTCTCACCCTGCTTGTTGCCGGCATCGGTAAGGTGAAACGACACCCCCTCGTAGCGGTACACACTGACTGTCCCATTGGCTTCGGTGATAGTTTCCGTGATGGTGCCGCGGGGTTGATCGATGCCGTTGTAATAGTTGTCTTCCCATTTCGCCCAGAAATCATCGAGCGTGGCATCCATTCGCTCTGCAGCGATGGTGCCGTTCCAGCCGACGGGGATCTGCAGCTCGTCAGTAATGCCATTGAGCGGCGTGATTTTATGGGTCGAGACCTGCGGCTTTGAGTCAAAGCTCATGATTTTGGGAATGCGCAGTTTTCCCGTGGGCGTATTGATATCGACTGCAATATCACGCCCGACCGTATAGCCAAGGGTTGGCATGGTTTATCTCCGGAGTAATGAATGAGACAGTGTTCAGCGCGCTAAGCTGTCTGAGACGGAGATGGATACGCTGCCGCCCCCTTCCAGATTCACCAGGAAATAGCGAACCACGTTCAGGTATTTCACCTGCACATCGGCTGTCATATAGCCCAGTGCCACGCGCGCATCCGGGTTATTGGCTGCATCAAGGCGCACCGCAAAGGCTGGCCCCCCATTCGGGTCGCCAATCATCTTCAGCGTCTCCAGATTCGACAGGAAAGACTCCAGGGTGCTTTTGGTTTCCCGGCGCAGGTCTGTGGTCTGATTGTCACCCACCACGCTGCCGAAGCTTGCCGCAATCGTCAGCGACAGGAAGTTGGTCATGCGGGTATATGTGTCATCGTTCTGAGTCGGATTTGATGACGTGTTACGGCCCGAACGCATGCCGAAGTAACTGCCGCCCGGACAGGGATTGGTGATGACGTCCAGTCGTGCTGAGTTGATGGCCCCGATTTCCGGCACGGAGTAAGGACGCCCCGCCAGCTGGCGCTCGGTGGCGATGATGCCAGGGATGCGTTTATTCAGGGTGGAGATATGGGGTGAGCGGGCAGCAATATTCGCCGCTTCGAACGTTGCAGGCGCAATAATCCGGTTGATACCGTTTGCGGTATCCTTCCAGTATGGCCAGTCACCCACAATCAGCTTGAAATGCCAGTCGTCCACACCAGAGCTGTTGAGTGCTTGGGACACCGCCTTACATCCGGCAGAGGCCTGGCCCTGGGCGATGGCATAGGCACCTTCGGAGCGCGCAAACGCCGCCATGGCGGGCCAGCACGACTTACCCGTGACATCAATCAGATTGATGACCTGTGAATTGGTGCCACGCAGGGCATACATGCCTTTTCGGGCCGAATCAATGCCGTCAGTCCCGAGAAGAATGTCATCAGTGATACCGGTTGCGCCGTCGGTGCCGCCATTTAGTGTGACTTCGGTAGCCGCAGCCTTAACAGCCGCTTCAGCGTCAGTCACTTTCGCGCGCACCAGCTGGCTGGGACCGCGGATATTCATCTGGCCGTGATTCACTGCATCTGCCATCCCTTTCCAGAGCGCATCCCCTTCACCCTGCAGGTTATCAAAAACTTCAGCACTCACGCCCGGCAGACTGATGGTCAGCTTTTTCGAATTTACCGCGGTGCCGCTACTGATGCCTGCGATAATCTGGTTGCCTCGCGTCCCGCTGTAGAGTGCGGTCAGCAGCAGGGCTGCCTTACTGCCATTGTCACAGAGCCTGCCACTGGCAGCCTGGTCCTGACCATTTGTAACACGCACACAGTTCAGGTTTGCCGCACCCAGCTGAAGCGAAATCGCAGCCGCCGTGGCAAGGTCATACTTTCGGTCTTTTGGTGCGCCAAGAAAGAACGCCATATCGTTATCTGAACTGATACGGAAGGCGCTGTTAACCGGCCCCCAGCCTGCAACACCCACTAGTCCCAGCCCGTCGGTGGGTACGCCGTTAATGTAACGCGCTCTGGGGGGGACGACCTGAACGTAAAGGTCGGGAGCCGTTAATGCAGACGTGTTGAGGTCGCCGGCTGAATAAATCGGCATGAAAGATACTCCGGAAAAGTGAACTGAAACTAAGGGAATGAGGTGTTACCGTTGGTCATAAGCCCGTTGAGGGTGATAACCGTCTGTGTAACTTCAGGTGCGGGGATAAACCGGGTTGTGGCGTAATTCACGCTGAAAATCAGGTCTCGCCGGTAGACATGCCAGTTTTCTGACCTGTCTGAATCGAACTGCCTGGCATAGAGCAGCTGTGCAGGTACGCCATCGTTAAGGTCAATGTGACACTGCTCAGAGAGCGCGGCATCAATGGCACTGCCGATGCGCTCTCTGAGGTCGGGCGCAGGTGCCCAGACGGTGACCTGGAAATCTTTTATCTGCCTGCGCAGTTCTTTAACAGCGGTACCCGCGGTCGAGACGGAGATACTGAGGTCTGTCACCAGCATGATGCAGAGACTGCTGCCTACAGTGAATGACCGGGGCAGTCTGACAGAGAGAGCATAAAGCGCCTTTTCAGCTGTAGTTCCCGCCGGGAAATGGAAGGTGAACGTCTTACCGTTAAGGGTTATCTGCACGTTAGTCAGTGCGGATGCCACGCCGGCAACACCTATCGTGGTGCCGTTCACTGTGAACTGCAGCGTGGGTTGACCTTTTGCAACGATATGGCAGGGCCTGCCCAGTGCAGTGTGGATTTTACGTTCAGTCGGCAGCGGCCAGACGGTGATGTGCACACTGCCGTTATCGATATCCTGCTGCAGTGTTCCCGGAACCGGCCAGCCTGGGTAGATTTTCACTGCTGCATTGACGATGCCGGGTAACTCGCTGCCGCCAGGATAGACCACATCTGCAATCCGACTGGCCAGATAGCGGGCGACATCATCGGTACTTGCCATGTTACGCCGTCACCTTAAATGCCGTCAGCCGCCAGCCCATATCTGTAAGCTCCGTGCCACTGATGACATAACGAAGCCCGGAATCATCCGTCACAAAATCCCCGGCATGAAGAGACACGCCTCTGAACGCAGGCATCAGCATGCTGTACCAGGCGCTGCGCGTTTCAGCCGGTAACCTGCTCGGGCTGCGTTCACCTGTGCGGCTCAGCATAATACTGGCCAGCCAGCCAGACATAATAAGCTTCTCATTCGCTGCAGTGGTGCCACCGTAATCCTGAAGCCCGGCATCATTACCCGCCTGAGCAGTACGCCGGATACTGACAAGCCGCTCAGCTCTGACGCAGAGGATGGGCTGTAAGAGCGGAATGGCAGCCACATAGAAGGTACCCTCATCTGACACCAGCATATCGCCCGTCCCGAACCCTTCAGCATCAAAGATGCCAATACGGGTGGCCTGTCCGAACCGGGCTGCCCGCATGTAACCATAATCGGTAGCGAAGGAGGCAGAAATCTGCCGCAATGGTTGTGCTTCAAGCGGATTGAAAGGTGATGTTGCCCGGTAATGTCGCGCTATACCTCCCAGGCGTTTCGCAGCTTTTCCGTTACCCTGATTGACCTTTGCGGCCAGCTGATGTGCATCCATCTCAGCACCGGGTCACAACTGATGTACCGTTGCCCAGCGACGGACCCGGCGGAATGCCCAGTAACCCGCATAGCTGACGCCGCCACTGATTGTAAAGACGGGTGCGGTCTGACACCTCTGAACGGTTGCGCTGCCAGACAGCCGCTTTATCCGTATCAAGATTATCTGCTGCACGGGCGATGCCCGTTTCCAGGCTTGCCAGTGTCATCAGATAGCTCGCGACAATGGCTTCTTCCTCAGCTCGCAGCGACGTCAGCCGGTGCGCCAGCGTCTGGAACCGGCCTGATGTGACCTTTACGTAAGCCACATCACTTCGGTCGTCCGGCGATGTGTCTCCCACCATGGGATAGCCCATATAGCGACGAGCATCGGCCTGCTGCTGTGGAGTCAGCATGGGTTACCTCATCTGAAAGGTTCGGACTGAAATACTGATCAGGACTAACCGAGCAGCACGGCGCTGTGTTCCGGTTTGATATTCTGACAGCCCCATGCCGCAGCGATTTCATAGCGCACACGGCGGTACTGTTTGTACATAGAAACTTCGAACGACATATTGGTGCGCGGGTCGGTGATCATGATGCGGTCATCTGCCATATCACCTTCTTCCGGCAGCGCCGGCGCACGGGTAGCCAGAATGATGGCAGAGCGACTGAACGCAAAGTTGGCCGTAAACTTACTCACCACCTTCAGCTCAGCCCCTTTCGGAATCTCATCACGCACGCCTGGCGCGAAGATGTGGATGCCTTTTTCAGGCTCTACCTGAGCAATGATGTATTTATGATGCCCGGCAATCAGTACATCTCCGGAAGAGGCCTGAGAAGCGGTGACGGCGGCGGGAATAAAATGTGCTCCGGGAGCAATTTTTTCGTCACCAGCCAGTTTCAATGTTGTCCCCGCCTGCCCATTAACTGAAGCCACACCCGCAGACTCACGGAGCGTAAAACCATGCAATTCCAGCAAGGTTCCCTGTGCACGCAGTGCTGTCGTACCCGCTTCGTTAGCTTTTGTCAGCTGCGCCATGGTGCGCAGTGCCGCACCTGCGGTTGTATCGATGACGCACTGCAGATCGCTCAGCGGTGCACCATTGTCAGTAAGGATTTTACGCACCTGGGCCGTATCGGTCAGGGTATCTTTGAACGGTGTTTTGCCCGCCTCTCCCGCGGCGCGGGATGCGCGGCGGAAGAGCTGGCCCAGGTCTGATTCAATTTCATTGACCAGCGTGCGCATCGCCTGTGTGACCTGGTCACGGCGGATGCCGTGATAGCCCGGACCCGATTTAATGCCCTTCTGCTGTTCGCCTTCCCAGCGGAACGGCACCATGCGGGATTTCGTGATGGCCAGAGGCACATTACCAATATCCTGATCGCCATCATCTGGCGGAAGCTGACCGGGTTTCACATCTTCGGCCTGTGAAGCTGGTGTCAGCGGAATACGGATCGGCTGGTTCAGAGCTGCACGTTCCGCCGAGGCGTCCAGCGTGATGGAAGGAATAAACCCGCACAGTTCGCGGGATACAATATCCAGCGACTGATAAAGGTCGGGAATGAGTTGAGTCAGGGTATTAGCCATTCAGGGATATCCTGTTAATCGGTAATCTGTACACCCGCGCACGCTCTTTCGCTCTGCTCCTGAGGGCTGAGGGAGTCGAACTGTTCGCGGGTAAGTATGTTGGGGTTGGTGTTACCATTCCCCCCGACGGAACCGCCGCCTGAGGCACCGGTGCCTTTGAGGATCTGGTCTTTATACGGGTAGTGCTCAACGAGAATGCTCAGCGCTTCATCAAACCCCGCCGCTTCACCGGGTTTTACCGCACTGAAGATTTTGTTGCCTTCACGATCGAAAGCTGTGACGGCGTCACCGACCACCTGGAAATTACTGCCAAACCGGGCTTCCACCAGGTCAGCCGGAATGCTCATCTTCTCGGCGATAAATTTTGAACGGGCGAAACTCCCGCCAATTTTCTCCGCCGTAAGCTTCTGGCTCAGTTCGTCGCGCTCTTTCACGATCGGCGCATATTTCTCTTCCAGTGCACGAACGGCTTCCATGCGGACCTTTTCGACTTCACCGGCATCCACCAGCGTTTTGTCTTCGAGGTTTTTAACAGTATCCAGAGCCGCCAGCGCCGCAGCCGGATCATCAATCCCTTCAAAGGTTTTAAGCAGCGTTTCCGTACTCTCTGCGCGCTCGCGGTGCGATTTCGCCTCACCGTTAAGACGCGATATGGTCTGCAGCGTGCCGGGTGCATCAAACGCTACCTCTTTACCATCATCATGCACGTACACGGGTTTGCCATCGTTTACGACAACATGGCCGTTCTCATCGAGTTTCAGTTTCATCAGGTCATCCAACCGGTTAAGAGCCATCCGGCTCGTGGCGCCACGCTGCATCCGCAGCGGCTGGCAATAAAAAGCCCATGCATGTGCCGGGCCTTAAAAACCATTAATCCGGCACAGCTGTTGCCGGCTTCTCTGGCATGGGAGGGGGCATGGCGCGGATGCGCAATTGCTCATCTGCCCAGCGGAGTTCACTGTTGATAAGACCGCGACGCTGTATCTCGTTAAACAGCGTCTCGTCAGACAGCGCACGCGTTTTATACATGCCTACCAGGAAATCCGTTGAAGCTTCTGCCAGCGTGGTGGCACCAAAGTCACTGAAGATAGTGACGTGCCCGCCATCAGGTTCCCCTGTCCATTCCGCCAGATATTGCAGAGCCATCCGGGCAGCGTCGGTGAGATCACACACCATACGCTGCAGGGCACTGGTACTCGCCTCGTTATCGGTCAGCGTCTGCACCACGGTACGGTGCCCGGGTTTGATCACCAGCAGTTCCGCCCCGATCTGACGCATTTTCTCTTCAAGGTCGATGATGTCAGTACGCCCGGCCTCGATGGCTTTGCCGCTGTGCTCCACATAACGCAGGTCTGCCTCATCTTCTTCAGACAGGATGGCTGATGCCGCACCTACCGAGATGGGACCGTCGCCCAGCTTCTTACCGAACAGCACCGGTACGCGGGCGACATGCAGAATGGTCTGCTGATCGCTGCGCGACTGCCAGTGTTCGACGTTGAGCCACGCGAGTTCCGCCAGCGGCGGCCGGCCATTCATAAAGCCACGCTTATCGCCATAGACCGGGACAAAAGTGATTTTGTTAAGGCTGGTGGTGCCTTCGTCGTGCAGTTGCCACTCCAGTACCCCGCTCGTTTCATTGAGTTTTTCGCGATAAATCCGCCAGCGGCCGGGATTCAGTACCCTGACCTGCTCAATGTCTTTCACGGCAAATTCATTATCCGGATCACGCTCACTCACTGTCTCTACAAAGCGCAGCATGGTAAACGTTTCCTGTCCGTTCACGCGCTCTGAGTCATAATCAAGCAGGCTGTTCGCGTTTACCTTGACGAAATAAGGCCTCAGCCCGCGCTGTCGTTCTTCGGCCAGGGAGAGTTGCTTCTCTGCAGGCGGATGCTCGACCAGGATGCCACAGAGCCCGTACGCCATCGCCTCCTCACAAATGTCTGCCAGAAAGGAATGCAGATTGGTGCCCTGCAGGTCTACATCCGCGAACATCTCGCGGATACGTTGAGGCACGACTTTCTCATCCCATGTCACCGGACGGGAAAAGGGTTTGCCGCTCAGGACCTCGACCGTACGTGAAAAGGCCGGGAAAAGCGTGGCCGTTGCCAGCCGGTTTTTATAAAACGCCTCTTCTTCATTGGGCCATTTAGGCAGGTACGTTTTACCCGCCTGCCGCATGGCTGCTGTGCCGCCCAGCAGTGCGGTGATCATTGGCCAGCATCCGGCCATCGACTCGATTTTGGGCGATCGCTTGCGGACGTCGTTGCTCATATTTCTGTTCTGTCAGGCAGAGAATGGACGGACTGTTGTACCTTTCGGCTGGAACAGTTCGGTGATGGCCCAGACCAGCGCATCCAGGCGATCGGGGGATTTCTTCGCGGTGGCCGGCACATATTCCAGCAGCTGGTTCTCAAGCTGGTAGAGGTTGCCGCGGTGCTCCACCCGCCCCTGCTCGTAGAGTGCTGAGATTGGTTCCGCACGGGCAAATTTGCCTTTGCTGGCGTGCACACGAATGATGCGACCGCTGAAGCCGGCATTACGCAGCGTGTCCTCCGCCATGTCACCGCCCTGATTGGTTTCAATGACGATGGCTTCAGCGTGGTGCTCTTCATACGCCCTGATGGCACGCTTCGCCCAGCCGTTCGGCGAGTACTTCCCGGAGTAATCTGCGTCAGCAGAGAACAGCCGGTCATTACCGCGCCCGTAGCTGCTCGCCACGACAATACCGGTTTCGTCACTCTCTTCGCTGTTGGTAGCCTGCGGGTCGATGGCGACCACCGTTCGCGACGGCTGAAGGGTAATCTCCAGCGCACGTGCACCGGACACCATAGCTTCGGTCCAGAGCGCGCCTTCGGCATTAAACCGCCGCGGGCGCTGCATGTACTGGGCCTCAGCGGTGCGCCGGTGTGAAAACAGTGAGGTGCGATGCGACTCGTTATGCTTGTATGGCCACAGCCAGCCGTCAGGCAGACCATGTTCAATGGGTATTGCATGCGAGTTTTCAGGATACAGCGCTGAATACTGTTCGCTGTTATCAATCAGTACCGGCAGGTTCAGGTGATGCCACTGTTCGCCACTGCCACCGCGCAGCAGGTATCCGCTCAGGTCGTGGTAGTGAATGCGCTGCATGATGACCACGATGGGCGTGGTCTCGATGGCCAGACGGGAACGGATAGTTTCGTTGAAGCGGGTGTTGACGCCGTTGCGTATCGTTTCACTGTAGGCATCGTCAGGTTTAACCGGGTCATCAATTATAAGACTTCCCTGCCAGCCCGGCTCCATGTGTCCGGCACGAAAGCCGGTAACCTGCCCTGCAGCGGATGAGGCATAGACCCCGCCGCCGTATTCGGTCCACCACATGGCTTTACTGTCGGCATCATCTCGCAGCGCCATCGGCCACATGGCCTGAAAAGCGGCAGACTTCACGATGCTGCGCGTGGTTGACGAGTTCAGTAAGGCCAGGTTGTGGGAATAGGACAGGTGCATAAAGCGGGCGCGCTGGTTCAGCGCCAGTCCGCGGCCCATCATGTTGATGGTGGCCAGTTCCGTCTTGGTGTAGCCAGGGGGAACATTGATGATGAGTCGCCGGATATCGCCATCAATCACCCGGTCCAGCGTCCGCTGTATCACCTGATGATGAGGCGCAACAAGCATTCTGCTGCCGGTGCGCTGCTTAAAGAAGTAGCGGGTAAAATAGAGCCCGTCTTCTTCACACTCTATACGGCGTGCAGCGGTTTTGAAGTCAGCAGTCGTCATCCTCCAGCATTTCCCGGCGCGCCTGCCGGTATTCCTCGCGTGAAAGCAGCGCAACCTCGAGCGGGCCGCCATCCTTACCTGTCAGTGATGTTGTGGCCTGATCGCGGAATGCCTGAACCGAAATGTGTTTGCCGAGCAGTTCAAGGTTTCTGACTTTATCCGGCCACTTAATCTTTTTCAGGATGCCGACCATCTCCCGCTCTTCACCGCGACCTTCAAACATCTCAGCCAGATCGAATCCGCTCAGGTACCGGCGCCATGATGAAGGCCATTTCGACACAGGCTTGATGCTCATGTCGTCTGTCATGATGTCGAGCACGTCCATTTCGTCAATTTCAACCAGGCGGCGCAACACATAGTCTGAATTTACCTCTACCCTTTCATTGCGCTCTGATTTAAGGTCAATGATGCGCTGCGCAATATCAGGTTTTGACAGGTTTTCAGATCCGGTTCGGTTTGCAGTCTTTTCACTGTACCCCGCCCTAATGGCCGCTTGCGTGGCGTTCAAATCGATGAGGTACTCGCGACAGAACATTTCTTGTTTGTCGGTGAGTGCCATTTTAATTCCAGGAAATGAATATGTCAGAAGTTACTAAGCGCACCGCCAAGAATGCCGGTGATGCTGGTGAATACTATGTAGCTTATATGCTTTGCAGGTTAGGCATTAGTGCCGCTTTGACTACAAGTGGAACAAGTGCAGTCGACATTATTGCTACTATCAATGGTTCCAAAAGCATTAGCATTCAGGTGAAAGGCTCATGGGCACGAAGTGCACCAAGACAATGGACGGGTGGAAACCATAAACCAGTAATTTCACCAGATTTTTTCTATGTTTTCTGTAATATGTCTGAAGATATTTGGAACACCACCGCGACTGAAGTATTTATCGTACCCAGCGCGGTCGTGAAAGATACATCTACATGGCACCACAAAGCCCCTATTTAATACATTTAAAGAAGAAAAAACTTTTAAGGACAGGTGGGGTCTCATTATGAATGCACTTGAAGAGCAAACGCCAATTTAAACGATTCATCAGATACAAAGCATACCCGATTGCCGATTGTAAATCAGCCGTTCAAATCAATTAAAATGGCCGCCAGAAGGCGGCTTGCGTATATTTTATTTATCGTACCGCGCTCGAAAGTGCGATTGAAGTATTTGTACAATCAGACGACTCAACAGTATTAATCGTCCTGTCAAGACGAACCATACATTTTTCGACAGTTAAACCACCACGTCCATCGCTGCTGATATTTGTAACAAATGGACCAGCCTTACTTGAACAGCCAGTCATTGTAATAGCCATGAGCACCAAAGATGCTGCCAGTAAATTTTTCATGCCCTTTCCTGAGTTTTATAATCGTATTGTTTTTATCGGCGTTAAATCAAGAAGCTTTATTACAATTTGAAATGTTTCCAAAAACCGCAAGTATATACGTATGTTTATGTCTTTTTTAATAGTGACCTAAAATCACTTTTTGCTGAATTCAACACTGTCTGTGGTGCAATCCAGCATGCCAAAGTATTCCCCGGTTGCCGACTGACCGCTACGCTGAGTGAAGGGAACTAACCAGATATCGTTCCCGAATGTCATCTGGTCATAGTCGATCAGAATTCTGTTCTTTTCAGCTGCGTCCTGAACGTCAGAGAAATTTTTCCACTCTTCCTTAGCTCCGGTTTTAGCCCGTATCACTTTAGCCATGATTGTCTGATTATCATAGTGCCGACAGGCTTCAGCCTGTGCAGCATCAACTTTTGAAGGCCTTATTGATACTATTAAAAGAATCATTACAGCCAGTGCGAGCACTGCCAGAGCTGTAATGATGATAGCTAGAATTTTAACAAACCGTTTCATGTGATCCTCATCCATAAAGCTCAGGGTCAGGATCATACCCGATGAGCCATGTGCTGATCACGCTGCTTTGCCTTACAGCAACCGGAGTATGTTCACTTTTGCCGTTCCCGTTCGATTTGCCGGATGGCGGCCTTGTCACGGTTACACTGTTCAACAACGCTAAGCAGTCGTTCATTTAACTCCAGACTCTCTCCCCAGGTAAGCGGCTCTGGAATAGGCGGCACTTCGCATTCAGCCAGCAGACTTACCGGTATCGGCACGGGCGGAACCGGAACGTAATGTGTCTCTGTGCGCGCGCAGCTGGTCAGCAGCGTGACGAGGAACAGGCTCAGAGGCACATCTGTTACCTTTGACCAGCTTCCGGATGACCACCACTCTGCGTTCGCTTTCTGCATTACTGGCCTGATTATCATTGTGCGTTGCCCGGGCGATGTCGTTGAAGAGTGCCGTAGCCCTCAGGACGTTAATCGTCATCACCTCAGCTGAGGTCTTTTCCTGCGCCAGTTGCCTGTTCTGTCTGTTGAGCCGGGCATTAGAAATGGACTGAAGCTTAATCGTGACACCCAGTCCTGTAGCCAGGACAAGCAGCAGCCCTATCACAACGGCATCCCACTTAATTCTGTTTAAGGTCATCACCGTTCTCCGCCAGACATAGTGCACGCTCAGTTTCGCGGCGGTTCATCAGCCCTTTCCATTTCCTGCCGCCCGCAAAGACCCAGCGGCGCAGTTCATTGCACGCGCCTGTTTTATCGCGTGCGTTGAGTTTTTTCAAAAGTGAAGATCGGGAAAAAGCGTCAGTACCGGTGTTATAGGCAAAGCTGTAAAGTGCGGCGCGCTGGTAATCGCTGAGAGTCACCGTAAGCAGGCTGTCTACGTCTGCCTGAACAGGTTTCAGGTCTGCGCGCAGCAGAGTGTCGCACTCCCTGTCGGTATAGGTTTTGTTTCTGACAATATCGGTGCCCGTATGACCATCACACACCGTGAGAACACCTGCCACATCCAGATAAGGAACATAACGACGCCCCTCAAGACCATCCGGACCGCCCAGCAGCGTAATAGCCAGAGCCAGGGCGCCCGCACCAGCTGCAGCCAGAAGTCTGTTACGCATCGCAGCTGAGATAGCCATGATTCAGCGCGGCTCTTCCTTGCAGGTGCAGCGCAGCGCCCTGATTTCTGCCAGTGTTGCTTTACGCCTGTAATACCAGTTGGTGATACAGGTAACGGTCGCAATGCTGATACCGACCAGCACGCCTACAGCACTCCACTCATCGGGACTGAAGTAAGTAAGGACACCATGGAGTACAGATCCCGCTGATGCGCTGTAAGCAACACCGGTTGTGAATTTGCTCATCGTGGTTTGCCGCGCAGAGTAAGGAGGAATGAAACCTGAGCTGGAGGGTGAACGGGGTGCAGTGACGGCACATCCGGCCATAAAAAAAGCCCTGACAAAGATGACAGGGCTGAATAAAAATCTCTCGAGGGTCATTTACCCATCGTTGGAGCCAAAATAACACAAAAAATGGAAAAGTAAATAGTGCGCGATAACATCGCCATGTAAATTATCGTTCGCTATTTAGTAATGCGCGATAACGCTTTCTCTGCCCAGGATTCTTCCCGGTGCAACTCGGCAATCAAAAACTCGTGTAGTTGCTTCACGCTTTTGTGCCAGGTATCCAGCGTAATAGCGTCCGTGACCTGACACACTGCCCTGTATACAACAGTTGAAGAGATACGCTCAAAGCCCCGTCCGGAACACCGCTTACAGGGCTGATAAACCGGCACGCCCTGAAAACGTGTCCTCGTCCGGTTAACTGACTGACCGCGCCCTTTACAGTCTTTGCAGGCAGCGCGCACGACACCTTTCCCTCCGCATTTGCTGCAGCATTTTCCTTTACGCAGGCCTGTGCCGTTACAGGCGTGACATGACGATGTTGCATCCGGGCTGCGCGCATAATCGAGAAAGGCATAGCCTGCAATAACCGTGATGATGGCCATACGCTCATCTTCAGGCAGTTTTGTGAGGGCCGGATAACGCGCAGATGCACGCAGACCAACGAACGCCAGTAATCGTATGGCGCGGTTTCGGTCATAACGACTGAGATGCATTTTTCCGAAGAAGGCAGAATAACCGAGGGGAGCGTGCTTCTGCACCATCCCCAGTGCGGCCATAACATCACTGCCGGTCATGGCATCAGGTGACAGAGGTGACTGGCCAGCAAGGGGCGTGACAGAACGCGGGGAGTGATACTTAACAACACTTTCAAGCTTCATCATGATGACTCTGTGCCGGTAAGACAGTGACCGGCACTATGAGTCCGTTCAGATTCATTTTTCTGAATGACGGCAGAGGCGTTCCGCAGAGTGAAAAACGAATTTCTGAACAAACTTTTCCTTTGGCAGTTCATGTCTGCCCTTCTCTGTCACCCGACACCATAATTCAATGAGCGCTTCACCCGTATGATGCCGGGGGCTGGCCCCTTTCTTCCAGCCGATTAGTGTGGAGGCAACCACATCCAGTTCATCCGCAATGTCCTGCAGTGAGTAACCAAAACGGCTCAGGTCTGTGAGTATCCGGAACCAGTCGATTTTATGAATATTGATGACGGGCACGCGACTTCCCCCGGTTATCAAAGTCTGAGTAAATCTTTGAGATTTCTCACGCCAAGTTTGTTGGCGCAGTTTTTACGGTGCTGATAGAGCGTTGTGGTTTCAATTCCCAGCTTTGAAGAGTGGTGCACGGCATCAACACCATTCAGAAAACCATCAATTACGGCAAGCTCCCGCACAGATATTTTGCAGTTTACTCTCATAGAGCGCTTCCTGTTCAGATAGTGCTCGAGCACGAAAGAGATGTAGGTGACGGGTAACGATGTATCCAGTATGTACTCCATATCACAAACGCGATTCATAAGACTTCTTTTCCGCATGGTAAGCAGAGCATGGCTGTCTGTGAACACCAGTACATTGCCATTCGTTTTACGTAATAACGTCAGAAAGGTGCTGAACCAGTGGGGAAAAAAGTCATTATATCCGAGACAAAGAACAGCGAGCTGATAACACCCTGAATACCTGGTCGGTATCTGAACACGAAATTGCTGAAAATCACTGCACGATAATACAGATAAATGCCTTTTGCTGCATTCGGCGTCAATAAGACTGAATAAACCCTGATGTAAAATGTTATTTTCTCCGATAACAATAACACGACAATCTTTACTTTTCATAACCTGTTTCCGTCTCTAGCAGCTCAGGTAAAAAGAAATAAACCACGCGCTTCCTGTAAGGTGCATTATTACTACTCATATCCTGAGAGATATTCAATGCAATCGTTTGCCATGAAAAACATGTAAAGCGGAAAAATTCAAATAACAACCTGAATTTAAAGGTAAAAAATGAACGCTTTATAATATTTAGGACTAACTTTCAGAATCCCATTAGCACCTGTTCCTAACCGACAACACGCCAGACAAACAGTATTTCTAACCTGAGACATTTATTTTAAACATTAAGAAATTACATGTAATACTTTAAAGCGCAGACGGTTGATGAAATAGATGGCATGTTAACATCAGCCCTCATTGTAAATGAGGCAGTCAATAAAAAGGGAATCAGCTAAGCGTCTCAGTAAACGACTCACTTCACACTGTTAATTGATATTATGTGCTGAATGAATTTCTGCACATTCACAGTAGTTCCGGCATGGAGCTTCCGGACAGGATTTCAGGCTGTTAATCTCATCACGTACTGTATATATCCGGCTATGTTTTTCATATTATTAACCTGCAGTCATGAACATTCATCCGTTATAAAGTACTGCCTCAGGATCACGTTAACTCCCCACCTGCGCGTCAATAAGATATTCATCAGCATATTTTCAGCTTTCTGCTGCACCTTCTTCATATCAGTTTAACGTTGCATCTGTTTAGCCAACGCTGATAACGAAAATAGTCACCAGGCATGCAGGGCGTCAGTGGCTGACGTCAAACATTACTTAGCCATGGGAAGATCTGTAAATCTGGTCGTGTATGCCGGCGACAACATTTCTCTCTTCATTTCCCAGGATTTCTGAATACCCTGTCCCGCAAAAAACAGATTCGCCTTACCGCTCTGATTAAGCCCGTCGACAACACGCATCAGGGCCTCGCTGTTTGCCTGCGGCTGGTATTCGTCAAACAGACTAAGCTGAGCCACGCCCTGACTATAAAAGTCGCCCAGCATGATGCCCGCTTTCATATAGCGGTGTCCGTCCACCCAGATCCTGTCCAGCGCGTCCATAGCGACCCGGATAATATCGCGGGTGTCGTTTGAGGGGATCAGCAGCCTGCCGGTTGCCTGATTACCATAAAACACCTCACCGTCGGCATGCGGGCTGGTCCGGACAAAAACGGCTATCTGCCTGCAGTACTGCCTTTCTTTTCTCAGCTTTTCAGCGGCGCGTTCGGCAAAGGCACACACCGCCTGGCGCATATCCATGTATACGGTGATACGGGAACCGAACGAACGTGAACAGACAATCTGCTGTTTGGTGGGTGCAAATTCCTCGAGCGCAAGACATGACTCGCCGCGCAGCTCCCTGACGGTACGCTCGAGTACAACATTGAAGTGTTTACGGATGATCCAGGTACTCTGTTCTGCGAGATCTCTGGCCGTGGTGATACCCATTGCATTGAGCTTTTTACTGATTCGCCTCCCCACTCCCCATACATCCTCAACAGGCACAAGCGCCATCAGCTTTCGCTGCCGGTCGATATTCGACAGATCGACGACGCCGCCAGTCTGCTTCCACTTCTTGGCGGCATGGTTTGCCAGCTTGGCCAGCGTCTTGGTCTGGGCAATGCCCACGCCCACGGTCAGGTGTGTGTTGCGTTTGATCGTCTCACGCACTTCCCGTCCAAAGTTTTCCAGTACCATGCAGTTGCGCACACCGGTCAGGTCCAGGAACGCTTCATCAATTGAATAGACTTCCACACTGGGGGCCATCTGCTCCAGCGTTGTCATTACCCGGCTGCTCATGTCGGCATACAGCGCATAATTACTGCTGAATACATGGATCCTGTGCCGCCTGATGTCCTCCCTGAGTTTGAAATAGGGTGCACCCATAGGAATGGCCAGCGCTTTAGCTTCCGCACTCCTGGCGATCACGCAGCCATCATTATTGCTCAGAACCAGAACCGGCTTGCCGCGCAGGTCAGGACGGAACACCGTCTCACAGCTGGCGTAAAAAGAGTTCACATCCACCAGCGCAAACATCACATGCCGCCATTCGGGTTAAAGACCTGGAAGGTGCGTTCCTCTCCTTCCGATGCTGAGATATCCCGGAAATCTGACTTGTGCGCTTCTATCCATCTGTTTGCTTCCCTGGCGCTGAAGTGCCAGTTGAGCTGCTGGAGTTCTTTTACAAAGTCGAGTGTGCTCACGGTGTAACGCCCGCGCGCGTCGCGTTTAATGGCAAGCCTGAAGGCATCTTTAATCTCGTAATCGCGTGGCAT